CGCCGTGATCTTGAGAATCACATAGCCGGGGTGCAGGAACTTCCAGAGAACGCCAGCGGTACCGTCATAGTCCTCGCCTTCTTCGTGGATCGGGCGCACCGCGCCGGTCGTTGCCGAGTTGACCGCTTCGTAAAACTTGCCCGCGCTCTTGCGGATATTGCCGGCGGTGGTTGCCTTGCCGGTTTCCCATTGTGTTGTTGTGATGTTGATCGGCTGCAAACGCAGCAGCATCCCAGCAGAATTGTTATCAAAAACCGCGCTGCCCGCGGTCACCGTTACCGATCCGGTCGTTGCCGAGAGCGAGAAGTTGACCTTCGTCACCGGCTCCGCTTGGAACGGCCCGTCAGTCGGTGCGTACTCGGCGAAGGCCCAGCTTGTTTGCCCGCTGCGCGTCAACGTGCGCGGCGCGTAGCCCTCGCAGCCGACATAGAGCACATCGCCCGACTGAGTGATTGAGAGCGCAGAAGTTCCCTCGGCGGTGAACAAATCCTCAACCGTGTACGGAGACGCGATCGTGTAGACGCGCTGGATGTCGCCGTTGCCGGCATAAGTGCCGTATCCGGTCGTGTTGATCGGCTGGTCGTTGATGTCGTAGAGCTCGAACGTCTTAGCGCCAGCGTTGAGATTCGTGACCTTGACGTATCGGCCATTGATGTCCGGCATGCCGAGAACGTCTTTGACATACATCCAGTCGCCGTTCGACGGGTCTGTGCCGACATAGGTCAACACGCCGGGGCTGGCATTCGTGACGTTGCTGACGTCAAGACCAGTCTCCAGCACTACGCCGCGGTCGGTGTAGAAGCGACAGTACTGATCGCCAAACTCGATGACATACGCTTGATCGAAGGCGAACTCAAACTTCTGCAGCCATACCCGTTTGTCGGGATAGCGCGCCTGCAAGACGTACTTTGTACCCGGCGATCGCTTGGCCGGCCCCTGCGCGGTCGGAATGAACCGCCGCATCCGGTGCATACTCGATGGATATTTATCGAAGTCCGTGCGGCCACTCATCATTGGCCCGACTTCACCACCGTTAAAATTAACTACGGCTGGATTGGCGCTTGGCATTTAGAGCCTCACAGTAATCCAAGTCGTATCCGCAATGGACTCCGGTGGATTCTCGATAGCGTTGGCACGGATGGCTTCCATCAGCGCCATGCGGTAATCGCGCAGCGCCGCATTCTTCTTGCCGTCAGACTGCGTGAGCGCCTCGGCGACGTTGTAAGCGATCGATGACGCAAAGGCTTCATCAAACGAGGTGTCGAACTTTGTGGGGTCAGTCACGCGCCCGAGATAGCGCAGATTCAGCGAGCCCGAGCTGCGGGTCAGGATCTTGCCGCCTTCGAGCACATATTCCTGCCCGCCGCTGCTAATCAGATCGGACAGGTCTGGCGCTGGATAGTAAGCATTGATCTGCAGGATGCGCAGACAGTCGGACGGTACGGGATATTGGTAGCTGTAGTCGAAAACTGGGGTATCGACTTCTGCTGCCAGAACCGCCCTTTTTACACAAAAGCGCCAGTTATAGGTTCGCTGCAGCTTGTCGCGCAGCATTGAGTAGACGGCAGAAACCTCTCGGGCCGGCTTGGTATTGTCCGAGAGGCTCGTAATCCTCAAGTCACCAATCTTGGTGAGCGCGAGGTTTGCGATTGCGACGTCACTAGCAGCCACGGGCGTCTCCCGCAGCTATTAAGCCGGCGGCCAAGTGTCCTGAAGGATCGCTTCCTTGATCGTGTCAAGGGCAAGCAAGACTTCCATCTTTTGCATGTTTGCATCGAGATCGACGCGCACTTCGACGTCGGTCGTGGCCGTAGAGGCCGCGCCTTCCGTCACGTTACGCACGCCCTGCTCGCCGCGGTCAATTCCGTAGAAACGGTCTGCCATGTTGGCTCTCCATCAAGAAAGGGGCGGGCCGAGAATCCCCAACCCGCCCCTATTACTTACGCCGTGTAACGACCGACGAGCTTCACGGTGCCGGTGGCGTCAGCCGCCGCCGTCAGCGTGAGAGTCACATCGTAGAACACGCCGGGGTCGCTGGTGAGCGCAAGCGCGTCCCACAGCTCCTTACCGGAGTTGGCGATCGTGAACACCGCAGCCTCATGCAGGACATCCACGCCGTTCAGCGCGCCGTCCTTGAGGGACAGGGCCGAGGCGAAGAAGTCGGCATCAGCAACCGCACCACCGTCAGCGGCGTAGAGGCCGATGTCGGTGATCGTCGTGGTGCCGATGTCCGGCGAGTAGATGCGGAGATCCGTCATCACAGCATTCGACGGCACACGGAACATGCGATAGGTCGAAGCGATGCTATCGGTGTCCGTAATCGCCGCCGTGGCTACCGCCACACGCTCGCTGCCGCCATCAACACGCGGGCTGTTGAGGACGACCGGGGTCGCGTCTGCATTGGTGATAAGGGTCGACTTAACTGCTACAACTGCCATTTTCGTTTACTCCCTTATTCCGCGCAGAGGATGTCAACGACCTTCTTCTCTTCCGTGCGCGTGGCACCGAAGGTTCCCATCAGATAGATCTGATACGGATGCGAAGAGAGGTCACGACGCTGCGTGACATTTGACATGATGTCGTTCCACATGCCGAGATGAACGCCCGACGGCACCCACACGGGGCAACGGCGGTGGCTCGAACTCGTCGGGAGACGCTCGGTGTGGATGAAGTTGATCCCGAGGAAACGGGTCACCTTGCCATCCTGCAACACCGGCATGCCGGGGCTGAAGTCCTCGCTCGTCACTTGGATCTGACCGAGAAGGTCATCGTGCTGCTCGGCAGAGATGGCGCAATACACCGGCTCGGCATCGAGGTCGACTTCGTTCTCCATCAGGATGCGACGCGCTTCGCGCAGCTTGTCGACCGTGAGGCCCACGTTGCCCGAGGCAGCGTAGTTCACAGCAACCTGCTGAGTCGAAGTGGCAAAGTTGGTGGTCGTGCCGCCAGCCTCGCCCGTCTTGTTCGCACCGAAGATGCCCGAGATGATGACGTCATCGATCGCGCGGCCCATCGCATAGAGCCCGTTCTGCGAATAGGCAGACTGCGGGTCAGCGAGGAGACGGAGCTTGTCGAAGTTGTCGATCAGGTCGGCCCAGTCGTAATCCTCGGGGAACACCCACCGACGATTGTTCGGGGTGTTGACCGGGACGATCGGCTGGTAGCGGGTCGAAACCGCACGGGCCGAGGTGGCACCGTACTGCGTGACGACTTCCGACTGCTTGCCCTTGTAAGAACCAGTCTGCACCGCAGAGCGCAGCTTGGAGCCCTTCTGCTGCAGAAGCAGCGAGATGTTCGTGCCGTATTGGACGGCATAAACGCTTGCAATATTATCGGCCATGATAGCCCTCCAAAAACAAAGTTAGATACTGTTCTCGGATGGCTTGTCCGTTGCCGGGGCCAGAATCCTTGCCAGATACGCTCTAGCCGGGCGGTCGTCTTTCCGACTGTCTTAGGGGCCTCGCGGCTTGCCCTGTCTCCTAAAAGGCCGGGGAGTTACCTCCCCGACAAGTTACTCTCAGGAGAAAATTCACAAGACATTCGGATGGTATGCCCTGCTCACTCTGATGTAAAGAGCTCGGGATTCGCCATCCGCTGCAGCTTCATCATTTCTTCAATCGCCCCAGCGCGCACGCGCTCGTCGGTGTTCATGTAACGGCCCATGAACTCCTGATCGGCAAACATGCCGGCGATCTTGTTCTTCGCCTGAGCTGGCGTCATCGCACCGCCCGTCGGCGTGTCGCTCGAAACGAATGAGCCCTCTGCGAACTGGGAGCCGATCGAGTGAAACAGCTTCATCAGCTTGGCGGTGCCGATCGCCCGCTCCATCGCATCGAAGGTCGTCTCATCGATGCCGGCTTCCTTGCTGAACTTGAGCACCGCACGCTTGGCGAGCTCCTCATTCTGCGCCGCGGCAGCGCCCCATTCCTTCTGCAGCTCCTTGTACTCGGCCTCCGACTTGGCAGAGAAACCCTCGGACTCGGCTTCGATACGCTGCGCAGACGTCTGGTTCCACCATTCGGCGAGCCCCTTGGCTTGCTTGCTGGTCAGCCCAAGCTCATGCAGCACCGGAGCGACCGCCTGAGCGAACGAACCGTCGTCGCCTTCCGGTACAGGCAGCTCGTACTTGTCTGGGCTCTCCGGCCTTCCTAGGCGGCTGTAGACGGCACTCCACCCGTCGGCGTCATCGTCCGACTTGGGAGCGAGAATCGTGCGCCCGGCCTTGTCAGCGCCGAATACCTTTTCGAGATTCTGATACGAAAGCAGCGCATCCGCCGGCCCTTTCCAGCCTTTCGCCTTCACCAGTTCGCCGAGCGAGGTAGATACCTCGGGAGCGATCCCTTCCGGCGCATACCATGCAGGTGCCGCTGCAGTCGGGTTGCCTGCCTCTGCAGACCCTTGATCGTCACTCATCTCTGAAGTCCTCTTGCAAATTGGTCAAGGTTCGTTCGTCCAAGTGCAGCGCCTCGACAATCATCTGCACCGTTTCTTGCCGGCCAACCATCCGGCCAAGCTGAAACAAATCCCCTTGCACGCCCGGCGCGATCGGCGGCTTCCCGTACTTGGAAAACCGCTTGAGATGCGCCATCACAATCTGACCATCCTCGGACAGCTCGTTGGTGCCGGGGGCCATGAATAGCCGCTTGTACCCGCGAGTGCGGTGAAGCACTTGGGCGACCCGCGCCCGCATCATTGAGAACGTCATTAGAGATCCTTGATTTTAGGCATGACCCACGGCTCCCATTGCTGGAAGTGTTTTCCCTCGCAGCGCACCACGCCGCCGAGCAACCCGTTGACGGTATCGTGCGCGCACCCGTAGCCCTGCCCATTCCACGGGCAGAACCAAACGCACTTGCGGCACAGCTCCGGTGCCTGCCACGCCTGCTGGAACTCGCTCACTTTTGCAGTTGCTTGATGTTGTGGTGAACGACCAGCGAGGTCGCGCCGATCAGAAACAGGAACGCCCAGACCGGGATGGACTCCATCCATATCCAGCATATTCCGCAAACCAGCGTCTTGACGATAAAGAGCCCTTCGAGCACGCCGATCTTGCGAAAGATCCAATCCATCGCAGGGTTCAGCTCGCGCCCGCCTTTCTCAAGAATTTTCATCGTTGTTAGCGCATCGACGACCTGCAGGACAATCAGCAACCAGAGCAGCATCATTTTCATACCTGCGCACCTCTGAACCATGCCGCGCCGTGCTGCACTACGCAAAGCTCCGGCTCAAGCATCACGCCATTGTGGAAGGTCAGCACCGCAAACCCAGACGCCCAGTTCACCGGGCCGGACTCGGTGTAGTTGAACTGCGGCCCATACGGCTCGGCCATCGTTCCCGTATCTACGCCGTATCTACGTCCGCGGTAGTCAGCCCACGGCGTCACCTGCAGCTTGTGCAGATGCCCGTGAACGTAGTTCACGCCAGCCTTGAGCGTCGAGTTGTAGGCAGAATGAATGCCGCCAGCGACCGGCCTGTGCCGGATTGCAGTCCAACCTTTCGTGCCGTGGTTGAGGTGCAGCGCCCAACCCGCCCGCCAGCGAGGCAGGTAATCGAGCAGCGTCATGCCGGTCATCTCCTCGAACTCGCTCACCCGGCTGGATAGGTAGTTCTCAAACCTTGCATCGTGGTTGCCGATCGTGCGCACGAATGCAGCGCCGCCCGCGGCCCGCTCGATCTCTGCACATCGATCCTGCACCGCATAGATCTCGTCCTTCAGCTCCGGCTGTTTCTCCCACATGATGCGCGCGTGGCGAGAGATGCGAGCGCCATCGAGAATGTCGCCGTTCAGCACTACGAGTTTCGGTTTCAGCGCCTTTGCCAGTCTGCAGAACGCCTCATGCGCTGGCGTTACCACCTGCGGCCAATAGTGGCAGTCGGAGGCCACCAGTACGACCCCGTCCTCAAGATCCATCGTCATGTCTTTTTCGTACCTGCGCGCACGCTCGGCAGCAACCGCGTCGAGCCTTGCGCCCTTCATCTCATCTTGAGATACCGG